GCAACATCGCGACCAACTCCATTGGCGTCGCGTTCGGCTTCTTGATCGGCTCCATGATCTAACAATCCGCCGCCCCGCCCAGGGGCGGCACAACCTTCGGAGGTACGCATGATCCACGGCGGAATAATTGAAACGGACGCCCAGGAGCTGGAAATGGAACCGGGCGAGCTGATCGTCCCCATGGACGAAGGCGTCGAAACCCTTCGCCGCCTGGCGTCAATGGACAAGGAACAGATACTCCAGGAACGGGATCGCAGCCGGGCCGTGATCATAGGCGCCGGTCGCCGGAACGGTAAAGAGTTGGAGTTCCAGATCGCGCAGCTGGCCCACGCCGCCGGGATCACCGTGGCGGAACTGGACGACGCCCTTCGCCGCGTCGGTGAATTGGTAGCCCAGGCAGCAGCCGCAGCTGCCGAAATGCTGAACGCCCTGATCCAGACGATCAACGAACAGTACGCGCCCGGCCTGGCTGAAGCCTGGGAAGAAATCCGGGAAATGATGGAAGAATACGCAGACGCCGACGAGCCGGAGGAAGAAGACCGGCACGACGGCGCCGTGAAGGTGCTGGTGACCTGGCTGCTGCCGGTGCCTACGCTTTACGAATTATACGGCCAGGGCGTCGATCACGGCGGCCCTGGCCCATCCCGTCTGACGCTGACCCGCGTCACCGATGATGGCCTACGGAGGGCCGAAACGGGACAAATCAGGAAAGGAGAAAACACGATGATCATTTTTCTGAACATTCTGCTGGGCCTGATCGCCTTCGTGCTGTTCCTGGGCACGGTCGGCGAAAAGGACGGCGCCCGCCAGAAGAACATCACCCTGGCCTTCGTGGCTACCCTGGCGGCGATCGTTCTGATCAATTTCGTGGCGTGACGAAAATGAAACAGAAGAAAGGCTACAAACTGGTCGAACCCGAAGACCTGGACGCTGCGGTCGGCTGGGCGAAGGCAATGAGACCCGAAGACCCCACCAACGCGGAGCAGGTCGCGCAGATCATGCTGCTGAAGGACGTCCTGGTCACCGGTCTGACCTACGCCCGCGTCGTGGCTGCCAACATGGGCGGCCTGCCGTGCTTCGCTGAAGATCAGACCCAGGAGCAGCGCCAGCGCGCGATCATGGAGGCCGCAAAGATGGCCCGCCGTCCGGATGGCGGAAAGCCCAGGAGAAAGAAGGGCACCGCATGAAAAAGAAACCCGTGGCGGGCTTCCGGTGCTACATCTGCGGCGAAGTCTTTCCGGATCAGACCGAGCGGGCGAGGCCCTGCGGCTATGAGCGCTTCGGGCAGGCTACCTGCAAAGCGTGCTGCGAAAAGTGCCACGACCTGGAGCCGTTCGCGTGTCCTGAATACAACCGGCGGAAGCGCCGGGAGAAGAAGGAGGCCCAGAAAGCATGACCTGGAAAGAAGCGCAGCAGGCATTCAAGGACAGGGTGCCGGTCGTTTATAACGACAGAACGGTCGGCGCTGTGGATATTGTTTGCCCGTACATTTATGAGATCGCCCTGCGACGCATGGACAATGGTGAGATCATGCACGTCGTCGGCGCTATGGACAAGAATATGAACTGCGTGTATAAAAACACGCCGGAACACTTTACAAGGAGGTAACAATGGCAGAAACTGCGATCACCTTCAGCCCGGCCTGGCTGAAGGCTATGGACGAGAAGGCCAGAAAGTGCAAACAGGAGCAGGGCGGCCCGGAAGTGACCACCGGCTACTATGCCTTCCGCAAGATCAAGGACAAGTGGCTGGTCAGCAATGGCCGGGCATGGTGGAATGATCCCACCGTCGTCCATGAAATCCACGAATACCCCGACGGCACCGTGTGCGCTGCCAACTACATCGAAGGCGTCCAGCTGTTCAGCCGTCGAAACATCGAATACTCTGGTATGCGCGCGGTCAGACCTTCGGAGCTGCCCGACCTGCTGGGCATTGCCAAGGTCGTCTATTTTGACCACCGCAAGATCGACGAGAAGGGCCGCGCCCTTCGGATCGTCCACGACATGAGAGGAACGGAGGCGGCGGAATGATTGACGGCCAGAACTTCCGGATCATCGAAGACGAGGACATCCTGAAGGCGTGCAACTTCCTGGAGGACGCCGCGATCGGTATGCTGAAGGAACAGGAAAAGGATCACGACGAACACGATCAGTACATCATGGACTTTGTCAGCAACATCTTCACCGCGATCGCCGCCGCAGGCGTCGGTGCCGCGATCGCGAGAACCCAGGGCGGCCTGGTGATCATCAACGAGAAGGCCACCGAGGAAGACAGGAAGGCAGCAGCGGACGCCCTGCGGGAACGCCGCCAACAGCACACTACCGCAGCACACCCGGACGGAAGTATGCCGTCGTGATGAAAGTGGAAATAAATGGAAACCAACCCCAGGAGGTGAAACTGTGGAAAAGACTGTGAACAATGTGGAAGTGATCGGCGTCAAGAAGATCACCGGCGTCGACGACACCGGCACGATCTGGATTGAGCTGGTCGACGGCAGCGAAATCGGCCTGCGCTTCCACCCTGACGTGCCCGGCGCCGTGATCGTGGAACCCAGCAAGAAGTACGTCGCGCCCGTGTTTGAGAACGGCGTCCTGAAGGGCTTCAGCCTGCGGAGGTGAGAACATGACCCAGGAACCCCAGAAAAACGAAAACGCCACGGTCGCGCAGACCGTGGCGGAGAAGTTCACCAAACTGCCCACCCGCGACAAGGCCTACTTCGTGGGCTACCTGATGGGCAAGGAGGCGGAACGGAACAATGAGGAAGACGACAAAAGCGCATAAAAAAAGAGCGGCGCGCCGCCCGACATTTGAGAGTGGAGGCGGCACGCCGACAAGGCTGCAATACCTAAATATTGCCCTTCTATTATACCAGAAGGCGCGGTAATTGTCAACGAAAACGACCGGGAAGACACCCGGTATGGCGGCCTTGTAATGGATAGCCCGAAGTCACGGAAATCTTCGTGAGATCAGATGCCTACAAGGAGGCCAGACAATGAAGCAGCCAAGGAAGAAGCCCGCCCCGTTCATTCCCTACGACTACGAGGCAGCCTTCGATCGAACCATAGACCAGGACGATGACCTGTTCGTCCGGGAGTTGATCCGCAAAGGTAAGCGCGCTATATACGCCACGAAGCGGATCGACGCCGGTGATCAGGTCGAGCTGGAAATCTATCCGGAGTTCGTAAAGCGTGAAGACATCCCGGCAGCAGGCCGCCGTCCTGGTTACAATGCCCAGGCCCAGCGGAACCTGAAGGACAAGAACGCCAGAAAGAACTGTGAGCGCCTGATCAACACCAACTTCACCAGCCAGGACATCTGGGCCACCCTGGTCTATACCGACCGGAACCTGCCCGGCTCCATGGAGGAAGCCTTGGAAAATATGCAGAAGTACATCAAGCGCATCAACTACCGCCGGAAGAAGCTGGGCCTGCCCCCTGCCAAGTACGTCTATGTCACGGAATGGTCAGAGGACGACAACCACAAGATCAGGTGCCACCACCACATCGTCATGGACGGCCAGCTGTCGATGGATGAAGTGGAAAGCACGTGGAAGCTGGGACGCCGCAATCAGACCCGCCGCCTGGACTATGACGAGAACGGCCTGTCTGGCCTGGCCCACTACATCACCAAAGACCCGAAGGGCAAGAAACGGTGGTGCGCTTCCAAGAACCTGAAAAAGCCCGAAGAACGGAAAAATCACCAGACATTCAGCCACAACAAGGCGAAAAAGATGGCCGAAAACTACGAAGACGCCGCCGAAATGATCAGAGCCGTGACCCCTGGCTGCTGGCTAAAGAGCATCGAGCGCCGGATCAACGAGTTCAACGGCCTGCCCTACATATACGCCAAGTTGCGACGAGCCTGTGCCCCCGGCGACCTGGTACACATCCGGGACGCGGAGGATCTGGGCTATGACGAGAAGGCGGTCTATGAGCTGATCGAGTACGCCGAAGGAGACCAGGCTGTGATCCGGAAGACCGGAAGCAAGGGCCGGGCCTACAAGGTGCCCCTGGATTGCCTTCACCTGATCAGGAAAGGAGGAAGAAAGAAGTGCAAGGAGCAAGCGAAACGAGTGAACAGCAAGCCGTGATCGAGTGGGCCAGCTACGCCCAGGGCAAATACCCCGGCCTGAAGAACCTGTACCACGTCCCCAACGAAGGCAAGAGAACGAAGGCAACCGCCGGTATTCTGAAGTCGCTGGGACTGAAGCCTGGCGTCCCCGATCTGATCCTGGACTATCCGGCGGGCGTATATCATGGCCTGCGGATCGAAATGAAGTACGGGAAGAACCTGCCCAGCGAAGACCAGAAGGACTGGCTGCGGCAGCTCCAGGCCGCCGGGTATTTCGTGGCGGTCGTATGGAGCGCGAACGCAGCGATCCACCTGCTGACCGAGTACATGAACCTGAAGCCGTGCGAGAAAATGGCGGAAGACGCCGACCTGCTGAAGGTGCGCTGGGGCTTCCCGTCCCTGGATGGCTGGAGAAAGTGAAAAAATCACAAGAAATAGACCAAAAAACGTGAAGGAGTGCCTGAAATATGAAAATAATCGCTGTAATGATTGAAAAAGGCGGCGCCGGTAAGACCACGACCGCCGCGGCCCTGGGCTGCATCCTGGGCGCGCATCACCGTGTCCTGATGATCGACGCCGACCAACAGGGCAACCTGTCCACCCTGTACGGCGTGGCAGACCCGGAGGACAAGGGCCTGGCCGCCCTGCTGTCTGCTGTTCATGGCGAGGTCACCGTGGCGGACGTTGTGAAGCAGTCCAGAGTGTTCGGAGACAAGAAGACCGGCTTCTACCGGGTCGACGTGATCCCGGCGAACGGCTACCTGATGGACGCGAACACGGAGATCGCCACCGACACCGAGAACGACCAGGTGCGACGGCTACAGACCGCCCTGGGCACACCGGAGGTGCAGGAACTGTATGACTACGTGATCGTCGACTGCGGCCTGCTGCTTGACATGACCGTCCTGAACGCCCTGGTGGCGGCTGATCTGGTGGTCGTGCCGGTGAAATTGGGCGGCTTCGAGGCTGACGCCCTGGGCCACATGGCCGACACGATCGAGCAGCTGCACGGCCTGAACGACGCCCTGGTGCTGCGGTCGTTCTTCACCATGAAGGGCCGCAACGACGCCTCCGATCAGTTCGAGAAGTGGCTGAAATCCTTCGACCGCTGCCAGGCGTTTGACGCCACGGTCAGCCGGTCGGTGATCGTGGAGCGGGCCAGCATCAACCAGGAGCCGGTCACGTCGTACAGCCCCCGCTGCAAGGTATCGCGGGAATATGCCGCCCTGGCGCGTGAGATCATGGAGGTGCTGAAGTAATGGCAACAGGACACAACATTCTGGACACCCTGAACGCGGCCAGCAAAGGCGCGCAGCCTTCCGGCCCTTCCGGAAAGTTCCGGACGAAAGACCTGCCGATCGATCAGCTGTACCGGAACGAGGGCAACTTCTACGAGATCGTCGAGATCGAGGAACTGGCGGGCCATATTCTGATGTCCGGCCTGCTGGACAATCTGGTCGTGATCTACGACCCCACCCCGGCGGGCCAGTACCGGATCGTCAGCGGTGAGCGCAGATGGGAGGCCCTGAAGCTGCTGGTCAGCCGGGGACACACCGAGTTCAGCGTGGCGACCTGCAACGTCCGGGCGAAGAAGACGCCGGAGGAAGAAACCATTGACCTGATCGCCGCAAACAGCCAGCGCGTCAAGTCCATCGGCGACCAGCTCCAGGAGTACACCACCCTGAAGGCCACCCTGGAAGCCATGCGGGCAAAGGGCCAGAAGCTGGCCGGGTACGACCTGACAAGCGGACGTCTCCGCGACGTGATCGCCGCGATCCTGAACAAGTCCACCACGAAGATCGCCCAGATCGAGCGGATCACCGGCCACCTGATCCCAGAGCTGAAGCAACTGCTGGACACCGGCGGCCTGAAATTCTCCGCAGCCTACGCCCTGGCGGGCATGGATGAAGACGCGCAGCGTGCCGCCTTCGAGCGCGCCCAGGACACCGGCACGGAGATCACCCACAAGGACGCCAGCGAAGCCAGGCAGGCAACACCGAAGCCGAAGGACGACGGCAACCCCTGGGCGTCCAGGGACTGCCAGGTCGCCAACGGCCCCTGTGAACACTACGGCGTGATCAAGGCGAACTTCATGCGGAAGGGTGAGCTGGTCGGGTGCGCTGGCTGCTGCAAGGGCTGCCTGAAGCGGACGACCTGCGACTTCCGGTGCGAAGTGGTCGATCGCCAGGTGCTGGCCGAAGAAGCAAAGGCAGCAGCGAAGGCTGCACCGGTAACCCAGGCGGAGCCGAAGACGCTGACGTCCCTGTGCTTCAGCTGTGCAAACTGGGACACCTGCATGGATCGGACGGACAAGACCACCGCCTGCGATATGTACCGGAACAAGAACGTCAAGCCAGCCGAACCCGTGGCGGGGCCGGTGACCACCTACAAGGCGGAGATCGCCGCAGAGATCGAGAAGTCCGTGGAAACCGAGACCGACCGGATCGGCATGATCCGCTGGTGCGTCGTGAACGCCGGACTGGAAGAAGCGCAGGCCCGCGCCTGTCTGGAAATGCTGGACGCCCTGGTGGCGGCCTGGAGCCTGGAGGGAATGGACGAATGAAGGAACTGCTGAAAAAGACCTGGGACAAAGTGCGCGACGTTCTGATCCTGGTGATCGAACTGCCCGTCATGCTGATCGCTGTGATCGCTGCCGGACTGCTGCATGGCGCCGTGTACATCCTGGAAGAAATCGACCCGCTGGACGCGGAGTTCGAGGAACTGGAGAACACATGAAGAAACTGATCACCCGGATCACCGCCAGCCTGGGCTATCTGCTGGGCGCCCTGGGCGTAATGCTTGCGACGCCTGGCTTGATCCTGATGCTGGTGGCGGATAGCATCCTGGAATGGATCGAGAAGAAGAACGTCAGAAACATGACCGACGCGCAGCGCCGGAACTACTACGGCTACGGAAGGAAATGGTGACCACAATGTACAGAAACCGGAGAATCACCCGCGGCGATATTTACTACGTGGAGCGGGACATGGAGATCAGCAGGGGCCACGAACAGCAGCCCGGACGCCCTGGCGTCATTGTCAGCGATTTTTCCGCGGGGGGGGGGTAACACCTGCATGGTGGTGTATCTGACCACCAAACGAGACCGCCCTGACCCTGGTGGGCTGCACATCGAGATCGGCAGCGCCCCGAAGCCTTCGATCGCCCTGTGCGATCAGATCAAGACCGTCGACACCCGCCGCCTGGATAAGTGCTGCGGCCACGTGACCGACGAGGAAATGGCCCAGATCGACGACGCGATCCGGCGCGCCCTGGGCCTGGAGGAAGAAGCACCCCGGAACACCTACGACCCCAAGCCGTGGCGGGACGTCCGCCGCGCAGCAGAGACCGACCAGCTGGAGGAACAGCTGGCCGAAGCGAAGGAGCAGGCCGAAAGCTGGCGCCGGATGGCCCTGCACCTGATGGAAAGGAGCGCGTGACGTGGTAATCATTGCCACCCGCGAGGAACAGGACTGGCTGTTTGACGCTCTGGGCGCCGCGGGCTTGTGCCCCGGCTGCCCGGCCCGGCCATACTGCAACAAAACCGACACCGCGGAGGAAGCCGCGGGCATACCGGTCGAAGACCGCATAAGCTGCGGAGAAATGCAGCGCACGGCGATCCAGGTCGTCACAACGACCTACACCGCGACGCTGGAAGGAGTGCGAAATGCTGAAAGAGAATGAAATCTACAACATGGACTGCCTGGACGGCCTGCGGCAGATCAAAACCGGCAGCGTCCAGGCGATCATCACCGACCCCCCCTACTTCCAGGGGCTGACCCAGAACGGAACCCGCGGAGACTTCGCTGATCTGGAGATCACCAAGCCGTTCTGGAAGGCCCTGGCGCGGGAGATCAACCGCGTGCTGAAGCCGGAAGGGGAATTTTACATTTTCATGGACTGGCGCGGCTACGCGTTCTACTACCCGATCTTCGCGGAGTATTTGCCGGTCAAGAACCTGATCGTCTGGGACAAGGGAGCAGGCCCTGGCAGCTTTTACAGCTACACCCACGAATTCATCCTGTACGGCACGAAGAACACCGGCCTGCGGCGTGGTGGATCCAACGTGTGGCGGGAAAACGGCTTTTCTGTGGGCGCTGCCGGTACCGACGGTGACAAAATCCACCCGGCCCAGAAGCCGGTGGCGATCATTGAGCGCTGCCTGCTGGATTCCACCCAGGAGGGCGACCTGGTCGTCGACCTGTTCGGCGGCAGCTGCACCACCGGCGTCGCAGCGATCCGGAACAACCGCCGGTTTATCTGTTTCGAGGTGAAGGAAAGCACCTACGACAAAGCCAAGCGCCGGATCGCGCTGGAGAAGGAAAAGGCGGCCCAGGGTGACAAAACCGACGAGGACACGCGAAGCAAATGGTGGCGTGATCCGCCGCCCGGCCTGTAAAAACGACCTACCGGGCCGAAAGGAGGAAGTAAACGATGGAAAACAGAAACGACCCCAAAATCCGGCCCGAAATGGCCGACAAGAGTGCCAACGGCGCCCAGGGCTTGACCCTGACGGCGCGCCTGCTTGAAAACTATCAGCTTCTGCACGAATACGCCCAAAAAGGCAGCCCCGGAGGATCGGAGCCGTCCGGGACCGACCTGGGCGCGATCCTGGACGCATTGAGAAGCAGCCGCGAAGACACCGCTGCCGTGGTCGCTGAAATCGACCGCGCCCTGGCAGCGGTACGTGTGGCGGCGATCGCCGGCGGCTATTCCTACAAGGTCGACGCCTTCGAGCGGCGATATATCAAGGGCCAGACCTACGAACAGATCGCGGACGCAATGAACAGCGGGAGAAACAGCCCCCGCAGGTGGTGCGACGAGATCATGCGGCAAATGGCCGTGCGGCTTTTCGGCGTCAACGGGATTAGCTGCTGAAGGGCTGAAAACCGAGCGTAAAAACGTGGGGAAAACCTGGGGTGGCGTTTTTCGGCCCCAGGCGATAGAATATCAGACAGGAAATGTGCAAGACAAGCACCGAGTGAAAGAGCAATCAATCACCCGGTGCTTGTCTTTTTTCGTTTCCGAGGGCTGGCGGTCGCGGTCAAAAAAGACCCGCCAGAAGGCCGCCAAGAGGCCCAGAGAAGGGCCGCCGTAAATCCGGAAAAACAGGAAGCCCCAGGAAGGAGAAGAAAATGCTGCTGCATTTGTGCCGCTGTGGAAAGCCCATCCAGCAAGGCATTGATATGTGCCCGGCCTGCCGTGTTCGGTATGGCAGCAGGCACATGATTTACAACCGCCAGGAGCGCAGCCAAATGTCAGCCGCCTTTTATTGTTCGCGCGCGTGGCGCGTTATGAGACAGCGCATGATCGACGTCTTTGACGGCATCGACATCCTGGCCTACTACGAAGACCAGGAGCTGGTCGAAGCGGACAGAGTTCACCACATTGTAGAGCTGGAGGAAGACTGGGATTTACGGCTTGACCCGTTCAACCTGTTCCCATTGAGCAATGCCAACCATACACGCGTCACCGCAATGTACAAGGCGGGGCCGGAGAGCATGGCAGCCTGCCAGAAGCGGCTGCGGGCGCTGCGGGACAGGTGGTTTGCAGACCGAGGGGGTATCGAAAAAGTATTCGCGGCCGCTGGTTTAGTCGCGCCCCCCTTTTTCGTGGAGAAAACTCCCCACGGGAAAATCTGACGCCCCCGCCCCAGGGAAGTGTCAGAATCTGACACCGAAGGAGGTGGGGACATGGCCGGAAAGAAGGAGCCGATCGCCCTGTTGCAGGCGAAAGGCCGGAAACACCTGACGAAGGCGGAGATCGAGCTGCGGAAGGCCCAGGAACTACACCCTGACGCCGACAAAGTCGCCCCGCCTGCATGGCTGGACAAGAAGCAAAAGCGCCGTTTCAAGGAGCTGGCCGCCCAGCTGATCGACCTGAAAATAATGACCAACCTGGACTGCGAGGCCCTGGGCCGCCTGGTGAAGGCGGAAGCAGACTATGTCGCCATGACCCAGGCGATCGACGAGCTGCCGCTGATGGTGGAGAAGCGCCGGTACAAGACCGACCTGGACGGCAAGCCGGAGATCGACCCGGAAACCGGCGAGAAGATCGTGGAGACCAGGATGGTCGTCAATGAGGAACGCGCCGCGCTGCTTCAGCAACAGGACAAGCTGTGGAAGCAATGCCGCCAGGGCGCCACGGACTTCGGCCTGACGATCGCCGGACGCTGCCGTCTGGTGGCACCGAAGGCGAAAGACGAAAAACCGGAGAACAAGTTCCTGAAATACGCGAAGGGCAAGGTGGAAGCGTGACCGACCGCTGCACACAGTACGCGATCGACGTGCTGGAGGGGCGGATCGTCGCCGGTGAGACCGTCAAAATGGCCTGCCAGCGTCACCTGGACGACCTGGAGGCGGCGAAAGTCGCCCCGTTTGCCTACTGCTTCGACGTCGAAGCGTCGGAAGAAATCATAAATTTCGCCGAAGAACTGGAAATCGCAGAGGGTGACGAGCGCCAGACGATCACCCTGTACCCGTTCCAATGTTTCATCCTGGGCAGCCTGAACGGCTGGAGGAAGAAGGCAGGCGGACACCGCCGGTACCGTACCAGTTATGTCCAGCTGGGCCGTCAGAACGGCAAGTCCTTCCTGAACGGCATCCTGGCGGCCTATTATGGCAATTTTACAAGCTACCAGTACCCGAAAATCTTCTGCACGGCCACAAAACAAGACCAGGCGGACATCGTTTTCGAGGAAATCAAGAAATTCATCAATTCGGACGCCGATCTTCAGGAGTGCTTCAAAGTCCACGATCACAACCACACGATCGACTGCCTGCTGACGAACGGCAAAATCCGCGCTATTTCCGGCGACACGAAAAGCCTGGACGGCCACCGGCCATATCTGGGCATCGTCGACGAGTACCACGCCCACCTGACGAACCAGATGTACAAGCTGCTGGAGGGCGGCATCAAGAAGATGAAGTCGGCCCTGATCAGCGTGATCACCACCGCAGGCTTCAACCTGAACGCCCCCTGCTACAAGCTATACGAGCATTGCAAGGCGATCCTGAAGGGCACCACCCGCGTCGATAGTCAGTTTATCTATATCGCCGAAATGGACGAGAATGACGACCTATGGCTGCCGGAGAACTGGATCAAGGCGAACCCGGCCCTGGCCTACGACCAGGAGGCCCTGGAGAACATGATCCCGATCGCGGTCACCGCGAAGGACATGGGCGGCGAAGACCTGCGTGACTTCCTGGTCAAGCAGCTGAACAAGTGGCTGCAATGGTCGAACGCTCTGTACATCAAAGACCCGGAAGCCCTGAAGCGCTGCGCGTCTGACCGGAGCCTGGCAGACTTCCAGGGCCTGCCGTGCTACGTGGGCCTGGATCTGTCGTCCGGCGGCGACTTGACGACGATCGTGATCGTGATCCCATTCTGGGTGGCGGGCGTCAAAAAGTATTTCATTCATAGCCATAGCTTCATCCCGTCGAAGCGCGTCCAGGAGCATATCGACAGCGACCTTGCCCCGTATGACGTGTTGATCGCGAAGAATCTGGTGACCGCCACCGAGACCATGGGCGGCATAAAAACCGACTACCGGTACGTGCTGGCCTACCTTCAGGCCCTGCTGGACGCCTTCGATCTGAAGGTCAGAATGATCTGCTACGACCCCCACAACGCCTCCGCCTTCTTGCAAGACCTGGAGGCCACCGGCTACGACAGCCTGGAGATTCACCAGAGCGCGAAGGCCCTGTCCGACCCCACCGACGACTTCCGGCTGGAAATCGAAGCCGGAAACGTGGAATACAACCGCGGCGAAGAGCTGCTGGTCTGGTCGATCCTGAACGCCCGCGTCATTTCCAACAACTACGGCGAGATCAAGATCGACAAAGACATAACGACCCAGCGGATCGACCCGGTCGACGCCGTGATTGACGCCTGGAAGGTCGCCATGTGCGGCGAACAGGCCCAGACCACGGAGGAAATCGTGGGCGAATGGCTGAAGATGTACGAAAGGCATAAGAAGGTGACGACAAAGCAATGAAAATAGGCGAATTTTTTAGAAATCTGCGCGCCAGATTCCCCTGGCTGAACGGCTGGAGGGCCTACAACGGCACCGAAAACGTCGCCAGCATGAGCGGCGAGACCCTGGTGGAATGGCTGAACCGCAGCGGAAAACGCCGCGGCGTATGGTCTGAAATCACGTATTTCACCTGCATGAAGACCCTGGCGGAGACCCTGGGCAAGCTGCCCTGGAAGGTCTACAAGCGGAGCAAGAACGGCGTCGCAGACAGCAGACGGAAGGACGTGAACCGCGTGCTGCGGTATCGCCCGAACCCGTTCATGACGCCGACCACGTTCTGGGCGACGGTGGAAATGAACCGGAACCACTTCGGCAACGGCTACGTCTACATCGAGCGCCGCTTCCGCCGGATGAAATACGGCGGCAGCTATGAGATCAAAAACCTGTGGATCATGCCGTCGAACTGCGTGCAGGTACTGGTGGACGACGCGGGAATTTTCGCCGGAGCCGGTAACGTCTGGTACTGGTACACCGACCCGTACAGCGGGAAGAAGTACATCTTCCGGAGCGAGGACGTGATCCACGTGAAGACGTCCCACACCCTGAACGGCCTGGTCGGTATGCCGGTACAGGATATTCTCCGCGAGACGGTCATGGGCGCCAAGAGCGGCCAGGGCTACATGAACAAGCTATACGAACAGGGCATGACCGCGAAGGCGACCCTGGAATACACCGGCACAATGTCCCAGGAGGCGAAGGAAGCCCTGCGCGAAGCCTTCGAGGACTTCGGAAACGGCGTCAAGAACACGGGCCGGATCATGCCGGTGCCCCTGGGCATGAAGCTGACGCCGCTGGACATCAAACTGACCGACGCGCAGTTCTTCGAGCTGCGGAAATACTCCGCCCTGCAAATCGCCGGAGCCTTCGGCGTCAAGCCCAATCAGATCAACGACTACGAAAAGAGCAGCTACAGCAACAGCGAAATGCAGCAGCTGTCCTTCCTGACCGAGACCATGCTGTTCGTCCTGAAACAGTACGAAGAAGAAACCGGGTACAAAATCCTGGGCATCGAGCTTCTGGAGCGGGGCGAGTACGTCAAGATCAACGAGAAGGCCCTGTTGCGTACAGACAGCAAGACCCAGATGGAGGTCATGACCGGCTACACGAAGAACGGCATCTACCTGATCAACGAATCCCGCGCCTACCTGGATATGGAAGGCGTCGAATATGGCGACCGCCCGCTGGTGAATGGCACCATGATCCCGCTGGACGTCGCTGCAAACAAGACCGGCACGGCTACCGTCGGGCAGCAGCCCGCGGCGGCACCACCCCAGGACGACGAGGGAGAAGAAACCGAAGACGATCAGGAAGGGGGTGAAGAAGATGAAGAATCTGAAGACTAAACGCTACGACATGAAGGCAACCCGGCAGGGGAAGGTCGTGACCCGCGGCTACATCGACATGAAGGCCACGGAAAATGGCGCGGAGCTGTACCTGTACGGCGACATCGTCGACGATGAACTGACCGCTGCGTATTTCGGCGGACATTGCCCACAGGAGATCGCCGACTTCGTCAACGGTCTGAATCCGAACGCCCCGGTGACGATCTACTTCAACAGCCCCGGCGGCGACGTGTTCGCGGGCCTGGCGATCCATAGCGTCCTGAAGCGCCACACGGGCAAAAAGACCGGCCAGGTCGACGGCATGGCCGCGTCCATTGCGTCCGTGATCCTGATGGGCTGCGACGAGATCGTGGTCAACACCGGCGCCCAGATCATGGTGCATGACCCCTGGACGTACACCGCGGGCAACTCCCGCGACCTTCGTGACGTCGCCGATCAGCTGGACAACGCGAAGGAGTCCATGCTGGACGTCTACATGGGGAAGGCCCGCGAGGGCGTGACCCGCGAACAGGTGGCGGATCTGCTGTCCGCTGAAACCTGGCTTCGTGGCGAAAAGGCCGCGGAGTATTTCGAGCTGGGAACGAAGGAAGCCCCGGCTGCTGCGGCAGCCGCCAGCGACTTGTTCGGCAGCTACAAGAACCTGCCCGAAGAACTGAAGGCAGAGGAAGCACGGAAGAAAACCGACGCAGAGCGCGCAAAGGCTCTGCTGGATGACCTGTACCTCTACGGTACGGTCGAATGAAAGGAGAACGAAAAGTATGAACGAAAAGCTGAAGAAACTGCTGGCCAGCATCAACGCCCGCAAGCAGAAGGTCAAAGACCTGGTCGCTGCCGGTAAGCTGGACGAAGCAACCACCGAGAAGGCCCTGATGGCAAAGGAGCAGAAGGAGTTCGACCTGCTGTACGACCTGGACGACGACGGTGATCCCGGTGATCCCGGCGCTGCTGGCGCCACCGGCACCCCCGCAGGCAAGAAGCCCGCAGGCGCTGGCGATCCCGACGGCGACCCTGTCGCCCCCACCGCAAAGCAGGTAGGCTCCGCCCTGGTCGCTATGATCCGCGCCCGCCTGAAGGGCAAGAAGGCACCCGCGGACGCCGTGGCCGTCCTGAAGCGTGACGCCGAAATCCATGCAGAAATGGTAGAAGGCACCCCCGGCGAAGATTCCGGCGAAGACGGTGGCCTGACTGTCCCCCAGGACATCACCACCAGCATCCGCGAACTGCGCCGCGCCACCGCTGACAACCTGGAGAACTACGTCAACGTGGAACACGTCAGCACCAAGACCGGCACCCGCGTGATCGAAGTCGACGCTGACAGCACCGAGTGGCCCGAAGTCGAGGAGGGCGGCGAGTTCCAGGAACAGGAGACCCCCAAGCTGCGCTCCATTTCCTACAAGATCAAGAAGTACGGCGGCATCCTGAAGGTCACCGCAGAGCTGCTGGAGGACACCGCCGAGAACATCCTGGCATATCTGAAGAAGTGGATCGCCAAGAAGTCCCGCGCCACCAGAAACGCGAAGATTCTGGCCGCGCTGAAGACCTGCGTCGGCGATACCTCTTACGCGATCACCGGCGTCGACGACCTGAAGGACATCTTC